TGTTGATGGTACGTTTATTTGTACTTCCATAATTATTTAACTTGTGATTCGTCTTTTTGTAACACATAGGCATAAGCCTGAGCCAGCATCTGAGTATGCCTTCTCACGTTGAAGATGTCATTGAATACGATGTTGACTCTTTTACCTGTCTTGTCTTTGATGTATTGCTCTACTACCCTAATCATTTTAGGCAGCTCATCGGATGTTGTATTGTCCATAGTTAGATTTTAGTCCGAGTGCTTCCATCTCGTGGTAACGTAAAGCGTCAATAGCGTGATTGTAGTGATCTATCGGTTTTCTCATTCGTTGACCTTGTTTATCTACATCCCAACAATAGGAGCGTAGTTCTTTGATGAGGTTCGTGCTTTGCTTGGTCACTAAATAGTCTTGCCTTTGCATTACGTCAATACCATAGTTAATTGAGTCAGCTCCTTTGGTTACCCCTTTGATTGTTTTGCCTTGCCTTCTGATTTCTTCGATTGATTTAGGCTCACTTGAATCAGCGTAGATAATAACTCCTGACGGAAGTATCTTAGCGATGTCCGAGTTCACCATTCCTGTGCGGTAAACAAGTTCGTTTATTATCCGTGTTCCGTTATAATTGTAAATCTCAATCGCTGCCGTAGGATCATTCGTGTATCCAAAGTCAAGTCCTATGCCGATAAGCTTCGCCTCTTTTGGTATGGTGTCAATCTCTTTCCAATTGTTAAAGACTACTCCTTCAAGACTACCTACCTCGCCAAGACCATACACCCTCCACCAATTAGCCCAGTACGAACTCGTAGCTGCTTTGTCACGGTTCTTTTCTATTTGTGCGACTATTGATTCGTCTAAAGCCTCGTTGTCTTTGTAGGTTAAGATTATAAAGTCCGTGTCAGGTTCGTCTTTTAGTTCCTTGTGTACCCAAAACTCATTGGCAGGGTTAAAGTCCAAGTACACCTCTCGCTTTGTACGGATGGCAAGCTCATTGTAAGACTCAAACGTTACGTTGTTGCACTCGTTAATGTACAAAATATCACGTCTTGCTCCTCTGAGTTTAGAAGCATCATCTGCTGAGAAGAACTCTACTACGCTTCCGTTTTTAAAATGATATGTAAGCAGAGACTTGTTTAACTGTTGGTCATTAAATCGGTTAGTCCACTTTAGTATTTTGATAAAGTCTTTTAATGCTCCCCTTCTTAGATGAGGGATGCTCTCTGCTACTATGCTTATTTCGAGTCCGTCTTTGCGTAGTGCTTTGTCAATTAACACGGCAAGAATTGAGTACGTCTTGGAAGCTGAGGTTCCGCCTTGTACAATCTTTATACGGTTCTTTAAAGCAAGTACCTTATTCGTTGCTGTTGTCCTCTTGTACATCAGGGAATAGTGGTAACTCGGTTATTGTTTGCTCTACTTGCTGAAGCGGTGCGCCATAGCCTGAGTCCATCAATGCTTTGTAGGCAGCCACATCGCCTTCACGAGCCTTTTTAATCAACGCTAACGTCATTAAATCCTCTTGGCTCATAGTTTCCTGCTCACCTGTTAAAGGGTTCTTTAGAGACTGATTTACTTCAAGCCATTGGCGAGCTATTGTACTGCGGTTCTTACTTCCTTTTGGACGTCCGTTTTTTTCAGGTTGATATTCTGAGCTGAATTTTTTTAGATTGTCTTCTCTTGCCATAATCTCGTTTTATTCTCGTTAATTAGAGCGGTTGGGTCGGATTCGCACCGCCTACCTTTTCACTGGATTGTGAACTGTTCAACTTATGAACTTCAACCGCTTGTTTTGGATATGGTTTACTTAAAGAAGTACACAAAGATATCAAAGTTTTATCAAGTGGATATAAATATTTTCTTTTACCGCTTCTTTTTCTTGTTTCGAGTTTTGATAAAAATTCTTTTGAGTAAGTATTTAACGTTCTATCGTGTCTCCATTTACCTTTATAAAAATAATCTTTTCCACTACTTTCATTTTCTTCTACAAAATACCAATTGGTTGCTTGATAAATTGTACCGTAGTGATTCTGACCTTTATCTGAATATGAAATTAATAACTTTACCGTTGGGCAGTCTTTTTTAATTAATCTCATTGCAATAGACATCGCCTTACTTGTACTTTCTTGCTTCCCGTTTAATGCCATTCTGGTTAATTCTAAATACTGACCATAGTTTAAACCATAAGGCTTACCCATATTTGCAGAAGCCCCTCCTCCAAATAATATAACTCCGCACCATTCTCCTAAATCATTAAAAACTGAATATCCAATATATTGAGCAGGAACTACTGCGGCATAGTGAAATTTTAAACAAGCGTATTGTACAGCTTTTTTTGATGCCTTTTCTAATTTCATACTTCACCTGCTGATATAGAATAAAAAGCTCCGTTATATTTTCTATCAATTAATTCCTGTATATCGTTTTCTGCTTCCTGTAATTGTTCAACAGTTTTAAATGTAATCTTCATTGAAGCAGGTTTATTCTTTTCTTCGCCTATTAGTTCGTCTAAGCTTGGTTCGTCCATAAATACAGGTAAGTCTAAACCCCACTCGTCAAGTTTTTCAGTGTCCCATTCGTTAGCTAACATATCCCAGTCCCATTCTCCAAAGCCTACGTTGTCTTTTACTATAAATTCGTCTTTTTGCAGCTCGGTTAGGTTCTCAGCCTTGACAATAAAAACTTCTTTTAGCCCTGCTTCCTTACACGCTTTTAAACGCATATTGCCGCCCAATACAATGTTGTTCTCATCCACTACTATTGGACGTAGCTCCAGCATTTGCGGAAACTCCTGAATTGATTTGACTAACTTACGAAACTTATCGTCTTTGATTAGTCTCGGGTTTTTCGGGTTATTTTTTACCTCTGATATTTTTACTTTGCTTACTTGCATACTGCTCTATTTGGTTTCTACATACTGCGTATCTCTGGTCTTGGTCTTTGTATTCTCTGACCATAGTATCATCCATCATACATCTTTGGATGAACTCGTTTGTTTGCTCTTTGGGTAGTGGTGTTGGTATTGGCATAACTGATGTCCGTGTTTAGTTAGTTTCGTATGCTTGGTAAATCTTCCTTAGGTTAAATACTATCTCTCTGAAGCAGGAAGCGCAAGAGGATGGCTCTAAACGTATCTTCATTACTCGTGAATAGATCTCTCTTACTCTTGTTACTTCACTTGGTTTAAAGGTGTCGTTTTCAAGGATTCGTGTTTCCGTAAGCCAGTTGTACTCCTCTTCAGTTAGACATTCGGGTTTGCGGTATGGAAACCACTCATTGAGTTTTTGCTTACGCTCCTCACATCCGCAGTCCTCTCCTGCTATAAAGTTAACGAGCTTCTTAATTCCTGTTACTTCGGTTATTTGATCTATGGTATCTCCTAACCCTTGTGCTTTTTTCTTTGTTGCCATTGTTTATTTTTTAGTTATGTACCACCATCGTGGCTCTATTATAGTATTCAAATCTTTACAGTCTTTATCTTCTTCTCCGCTCCAAATAATTTTCAGTAGCTTGTACTTGGTTACTTCGTTTTTTTCTATCTCAGTTACCTGACCTTCAAAATAACAGTCTCCGTCTTCAACATCTCTGATTATATCTCCAACACTAAAGGTCATATTAAATCAAAATCGTTATTACTGTAATCTTCGTAGTCCTCGCCTACCTCATCTTTCAATCGTTCCTTGCAGTTCTTTAGCGTGTTAAATATAGAAGTGAGTGAGATGCCTGAGTCTTTAGCTATGTCTCTCATTGATGCGTTGCCTTCCTTGTAGACTTTAAACAACATTGAATCGTACCAATGCCAGTTATCCATCTCTTCGTTTATTTTTTGGTGTATTCTTTCAAGGGCTTCGTGTTTATCTAACTCTGAATCTTCATCGGCAACTCCTCTAACTTCGTCTAAAGATAGAAACTGAACGCTGCCCGTTTTGTTTATTTCAAATGCTCGGTTGCGAAGCATCATCCACATTAAAGCTATGTTTGGTTTTCCGTCTTTGAGTATCTTCTCCTCGTAATTGTACTTGACAATTCTTAGGTAAACGTCTTGAACAACATCTTCTGCAAGGTCTTGCTCTCCAAATGAACGGACTATCTTTACCCATTCTTTATGGTGGTCTGATAATATTTTGAGTGCATCCATTTGATTAAATTCTAAACAAATATAAGTTTAATTTTTAATCACGCAAATAAATTAAAAAAGCCACCTGTTAAAGTGGCTCTAAATTGTTTAAGTAAATCTCTCTCGAAACGTAGTTATCTATTTTGTGTAAGGTTGATAAGGTTACGTCTTTGCCTTGTAGGAAGTTGTTTAACTGAAACTGGTGCATCTTTAGTCCTTTGGCTTTTATGTCTTGGACTATTTGGTTTCGTGTTTTTACAAGCAATATCCTATTCAGTTGCTTTCGGAGTGTATCATCGTCAATGTACATATTAGAACGGTAAGTCATCGTCCATACTATCTCCAATTGGTCTGCGCTCTTCAGTCGGAGCTACATACGGCTCACTAAATGCTGCTGAGAAAAAACTTCCGTTCTTACCT